ATCTGGTATTGGCAATCTTTTAGGTGGGGTTATTGGAGCTGTTGGTGGGGCATTGTCTGGTGAATATCTAGCTGAAGAGTTAGCAGATGCACTGCTTGGTGGTCCTGATCCAAAACCTGTAGAGAGCGCAGTTAAAGCTAGGCCTACATCCAATGGCGGTAGGAATAATCTACAAGGTACATGGGATAGAAAATACGGCGAAACTCATAACGAAGACGGAACATTAAAGCCTACTGCAATGCCGTCAACTACTCCAGCTATAGATCCAATTATTCCAATGAGTCAGAAGGTAGACCAGATCGACGAAATGCAACTATCTAGTGCTAGTGGTGGTGGAGCTGGTGGTGGAGTTAACATGAATCAGATGGGTGGTAACGTAAGTAACAACACCAACGTAGGTGGGTCATCTACTACGTATAACGTCTTTCAAGCAAATGGCAGTAATGCTTTGTCAAACAGTCTTCCTGTAAATATGGCGACTGCATAATGAGAAAAGGCGACATTTCTGCCGCCCTTTCCGTTCACACTATTAGCTGAGATTACTCTTCAGCTAAACTCTTGAAAAAGTCGAGAGAGTCATCAGAATCCCCTTCAGTTCCAAAAGATGGGGATGGAGCTACTTTAACTTCAGGAGCTTGACGCTCTTTAAATTTAGGAGTAAACTCCATCCCCGTATTGTTGTCCTCGGCAGCCGAGTTGCTGGGTGCGTGTGTGCTGCCATCAAGACCTAGAACCTTATACAGTTTTGCTTTCAGTTCGTTATAAGACTTGAAGTTTTTAGGATCAACAATATCTGCAAGGGAATGCTCTTTAGTCCAAACTGCTTCCATGTCTTCATCAGACAATGCACCTGTCGAAGACGCAAGTGGAGCGACCGAAGCAAATTCAGACTTATCGTAGTTACGATAGCCTTCAACTTGACGGATTTTAAGTTTGAAGTCAGCGCCTTCCCATAGATCAAACGGGTTGATTGGTGCTTCATCAGCAAACTGAGGATTCATTGCATCGTTCAGTTTGTCGAAGATTTTCTTACCAAACTTATACAAGAATACTTGACCTTCACGAGCGGGGTTAGCACTATCTTGTACAACGTAGATATTTGCAACGTAGTTTAAGCGGCGCTTTTGCTTACGAGCAATCTCTTTATCTTCGTCATGACCAGAGTTCCACAGCTTAGAGTTGTACTCAGATACTGGGTCGTCTTGACCGAGAGTTGTAAGGGAGTTTTCGATGTACCATCCACCAGGACCTTGAAAGCCATGATCCCACATTCTTACGAATGGCATGTCTTCGCCTTGGGGTGCTGGAAGAAAGCGGATCACAGCATAACCATTGCCAGCTTTGTCAACTTCTGGTTTCCAGAATTTGTCATCGCCTTTGTTGTTGGATTGTGTGCCCATTTTCTGAAGTTGAGAGTTCAACTTGTCGAAAGATGATGTACGAGCTTTTTTAAGAGCAGAGAATGAGTTTGTCATATGTAGTTCCTTTATGTTTACGGTTTATGATCTGTCTATTGTATTACAATGCGGAGTATTTGTCAAGACATATTTTACGCATTTTCACTTTATCATAGTCTAAGAATGGTTTGTATTTCTTGACAGTCTTATTTATACTAGGATAAACTATCGTGTCGTTGATAGATTTGTCCCAGTACTTGAAGCAATCCGTCAAGTCATCTAGGATGACGAGAGTTTCAATGCTTATTCTCTTTGAGTTGTATAGCTTAAGCACTTTTGGGTACTGTCCACCTTCAACTAAAAAGTTGCAGTTAAAGTCATCATCTAACTCATCAAGTTCATTCTTGAATATGTAAGACAACGACTGTTGCCGCTTTGACCACTCGGTGTAGCAAGTATTTGCATCCTCACTATCAATCAAGTTGCCAATCCAAATGTCAGGATTACTAATGAGATTTGCTAACACAAAGTCCTTAGAGTCCTTACGCTTGGCTAGTTTATAGAAAAAGAACTTGTCTTTTCTATTTTCGAAACTATCAACGCTTAACCTCATCTTACCACCATACTTAACAAAGTCATAGCTGGTAGTAAAATGCTTCTTCATTGCCATGTAATAACTGTAGAGATCAAATGCATCTCTGGTTGAATACAAGGAAGTTGATGTCATACTGGTAGCCTTACTAGTTTCTCAACCATATTTAGTTCTTCGGCTTCTCGATAAATCTTAGCCTTTAGAACTGGTGAACGTTTAATAATCTCTCCGATCACTTCAACCTCAAGGTTATGGCGATCAGCGTAGTCGATGACTGCATCAATGTACGGTACGCCCTTACTAATAACCTCTGCGATATCATTAATAATATGCTCGGAGTTTAACTTATTTAGAATTTCTAAATCTTGTTTATCTGAAATTTTCATATCCTCCTAACCGTTAAGAACTTTAATACCACGTACCCAATTATCGGCAGCATCTTCCACATAGTGGATGTTGTTGCGAGGAAAGGATTCAACCATAAACGGCTTACCGTCACCGATGCCATTGTAGTATTCGATACACAATGTGCCATCGACATCAACAACTTCAGCCCTAGGACCTTCAGAAGATTCTTTATAAAACGTAGAAATAATTTTACTCACGCTACACTCCTTTCATTCATTAAGATACTAGTATAGCATCAACCTTCTGTGTTGTCAAGCGGTATTTTACCAAAATCCTAAATTTCTTCCATTGCTAATAATGATAAAGAAGCAGGTGGTGATATGGACTGTCCACCAAAAGGTTCTGATGATTGCTACAGCGTCTGCTTGTGCGTCAGACTCTCCAACTTTCTCACCCAAGCTTTTAGCCCAGATCCTCCACCACTTCTTCATAGTATATTAGGACTTACTAACCGTTTCCATTAGCGCCTCGAGGTCTTCAATCTCGGACACAACTTCAGCCATGTTTTGCTTATGATAGATTCGAGCCATTTTGCCAAGATACTTCTTAGGAATGTCTACGTCTTCTGCCAGGGAAGAGAGTGCTTCTTTAACAAAGCTACGTTCTGCCTCTTGTCGAAGATAGGAATCACTGATTTCGTCCATGCAGTATTTAATGCGTTTCTTATCAGCGTCAGTTGATGGTATGATAATTCCGGTCATAATGTATTCACCTTAGTAAGTTAATTTTAAAGTTGGCCCGTTGCTTATAGGTGGGCCAAGCCTGTTTCTAATCAGATCAGAATTTAAATTCTGCACCGACCATGAAATCTGTACGCTTACCGTCTTTGTCGTATCCGAACTTTGCGGTCAACAGCGTTTCTGCCATGCTTGTATCAAGCTGATGCTCTACGCCCAGTTCCATACCGTCGTAGCTGGCTTTACGAAGATTGCCGTCTGTCATTACAAACAGATGAGTCGATGGTGCAATTTCGTACATTGGTTTAATCTCGTATGTTGCAGTCCAAGTCTTGTTGTCTACATTATACCACGTTTCTACCGTGTTGTCAATACTCAATGCGCTATTTACGTCAAATGCGCTTGCTGTGGTTGCAGTTAGGGCAATTGCCGCTGTTAAGATTAATGCTTTCATTACTACTTCTTCTTTCTATTGTTACAGTTTATAAGCACCACTTTTCTGTTTCTAGGTAAGTGGCCAACCCACCAGGGTTATGCGGCTAGCGCATACTCTGTAGGAGCAAAATTATCGTTTGCATTTACTTTTTTTCTTGCGTTAACGTAGCTTGCCCACGGATTCTCCACTCTTCTGCCCTGTCAGTCGATTCCTACTTCAGCCCCATCAAAAAAATACTAAACTAACTGTTCCAATAAGCATAAGTATGCCTGCTATGGGCAGTAGTATGCGCTGTAACTTTAAGTAAGTTGTATTACTCACAGTAGTATCCTTTTGGTGGAGCTGTCGGGAGTCGCACCCGAGTCCTGTCCAGTATCAATTTGCTTCAACGAATCACTCTTATTTATCTAATATAACTCATTCATAAGCGTTTGTCAAGTACTAATTTATAAAATTATAGCCAAAATACAACAAAAATAACCAGACTAGTCCTTTACCGAGAAAGAACATAAACGTAAGTACAAACACGTACTTTGACTTTTTCATTAGGTTATATAGTTTGAGCACCGACTTTTCCAATCAGGATTCATATCGCCCACTAAGACTCTAACCTCGATGTACGATACTGTGTTACCTTGCTTATCAAATACTTTTTGCCAATCGCCCGTAGGTTTCCAGTGGCTTTCCCACATGACAACTGGCGAGACATACGCTTTATTTTGTGTACGGTATTCCATACACAATATTTATACAATGGGTTATATTTCTGGAAACAAAGATTCGTTTATGAATGCGTCAACATCGTCTTCGTTTAGACCTAGACTTTTCATTACCGTTGGGGTGTGAGGATTTTGCTTCTGATAGTGTGCGTAGTTGTTCTGTGCGGCTCTGCCTATGACGTTATCAGCGTACCCATTGTAATCACCAATGTTTCTAAGATAGTAACACATATTCTCTCGTGCTACTTTACAGATTTGATCAATCTCTTCTTGCTCTTTGACCATGCCAGCCGCAATCATGTGATCAGTAAAGATTTCTTTTGCCCAGTTAGGCAACTCTCGTTCACGTTTCCATTTCAACTTCGAAGCAACACTAGCAAAGTGTCCTATCATATGATGCTCTGTATTAGCAGTAGCAGAGAAGTCGTGGAATGCTCCAGTCATTTTGTTTGGCCCTGCGATAACATCAAAGCCGTATATTGGACCATCGTTATGAACACTAGGAAACACGCATACGTGCATCATCCATAGTTTCTTTTGCTCTCGCATGTCAACAACATCTACGTGGGCACGGCGATAGTTATCGTTAGACCAGACACGATTTACCCATCCAGGTTGATTGAATCTTTCCATGCCAGACTCATAGACTTCAGTTCCACTTGCCTCAAGTTGCGAGATTAAATTGTTCTGCAACTCAATAAGACTATCCCAAATTATGCTCATAATGAAGCTCCAATAAATAACAATGCAACAGTAACACCATATAAACAAAGAAGCATTGTATTAAGCTTCCTCATCTTTCTTTTTCGCTCTTCTAGTAGGCGGACTACTTTATCGTAAGAGTCATCAAGGTCAACTTCCGGTGTCATCATCTAGTTCTCCGAATAATCTTATAGCGAATCGAAAACAAGCGTTTGCTTCGTCTGCCATATCGTCATGAAGCAATGCTCGTACTTTTAACTTAAGGTCTTCCTTATCGTTAAACTCGTACATTCTACCCTTACCTGGCACACATTTCTTGATTAT